TTCATCCATCACAAAAAATGTAACAGCACTTTCTTTCTCTCAGTTTATTATTTGGTTTTGTGTCGGAGAGCCTCCTCTGTATTTTGGTAAAGGGGAAGGATGCATACATATACATTTACTAGATTGTATTAGCTGCTCCTCTATCATCCAGCTCCATCCTATAAAAAATATAATATCATATTTAGTATCATATGTTGCTTGATTTAGTTCTTCTGGACTAGACACAAAATCAAATGATTGGCTGAAAGATTGGTAAACTTCAACAGCCCATTCCCGATATCCACAAAATAACATCTTCATACACTAGTGACTTTTCTGTATTCTGTTTTATAATCATCTAACATAAAGTGATAAGTTCTTGAGTCTCCATCCGTTTTTCTTCGGCCAAAGTCTATACCAATAATCGAATGAGACCAGTCTAACCACTGACCGCTTATATCTGGCCGGGCATCGCCAATCAAAGCATCCCATTGGTCATATTTTTCTTCTGGTATAATTCTACGTATTTCATTTGGTGCTTGCGTCCACTTTCTATGAAAGTATGGACCAGACATCGCGCACTTTGCACCTTCTTTTTTTAATAGAGGGCTTTTCCAAGTTTGATCATATCTACAGGACAGCGACTCATAATATGCTAAGTTGGCTAGTCTTAATCTTAATACAAAATCATCATCTTCACAACCACCGCCGTAAAATCTTTGGTCAAACCATCCTATGTTTCTAAATACTTCTTTTGTTAATCCCATATACGCGACATTCCACTGGGACACAACAGCATAGCCTCGGTGCAACATTTGAAGCATGAACAATACTTCTTTGGGTTCTGGCACAACTCTATCATTAACTAAAATAATGGTTTCTGTTGGAGATGTTGCGACAGCCTCGTTTACCAGTTCTGAATAAGAATCATAGGCTACTGGCTTTCTGTCGATTCTCTTATTCCAATGTACATTAAATTCTTCTTCAAGTGGCTTTAATAGCTCCATCTGTTTTTTTACCACGGCCTCGTCAGATCCTGCATGAAGGCATATAGTAATGTCTTTTTCAATATATTTAGGAGATGGGTAGTGAGGGTTTCTATACATTGTGTAATTCTTTCATTATGTATTCGGCAACTGTATTAGCGGATACGAATTTGTTGTAATAATTTAATGACGAGTTTGCCATACTGCTTAAATCCTTTTCAAGAACCTCTTTTATATTTTGGTAAATATGACCCTCAATTATTTGATGCGGAGATTGTGCATATATCCAATTATCAGGCATAGCAGGAGCTATGACCACACAAGATAATGACATCGCTTCAAAAAATCTAAAAGTCTCTGGACTAGAAGTGCCGTGTGGACATATGGCGACTTTTGTGTTAGAAAGAATTTCAGAATAACATTTGGTGCTCATTCCGCGATTGAAGCCACTATAAAACCCAAAAAAACAATTTATTGATGGATCGTTTAAAAAATAAGGTATTTGTTGATATATATCATACCTATTACCAGCCACCTGACCAACAAAACTAACATCATACTTTCTCTCGTTGATTGGTGTAATGCTGGGTACTAAATCTTTGGACGGACCTAGCGGTATTGGTCTCAGTTTTTCGTGATATTCTTGTGGGCAATATTGTTTAAATATCATTTTTACAGAAGGGTCGTCAACTTCTGTGGGCACCCTATAAGACTCATCCGCATTCATTAATATTATTTTATCACCCGAAACACTGGGCATATCGTCATCAAAGTTTTTTGCTACTATGTTTATATTATGTGTTACGTTTTGAGCGATTTCAGAAAAATATTTTTTTTCCAGATTGTTTTCAGGTAGACAGTCAATATAATTACTCACTAATTTCTCCTTCATAATTAGGGTTTCTAGCGACTATTAACCCATCATTCATTGCTATATTATCCTTGTCAAATATTATTTTAAACTCTTCGGGTATATGTTTTAAGACATTAAGATGGTTTTTATGCGTGGATATAAATAGATAATCAATGAATTGATAAAGCTCTTTTTCTTTAAGCTCTTGAGTTGTTTGCTCTTCAGCACCCTGTATATCCATATGTAATATATCAACTCTTTTGCTCTCTGAGATAAGAGAGTCTAATGGGATTTTCTTAGCCCCATAATTATCCTCTTTTATTTCTTGGTGGTGAACCTTTTCTCCGACATAACCATGTATAAACTCTGCGTTGGGACAATATTTTTTCGCTACCCCTATTTGTCTAGGTAGTATATCTAAACACACGTTTGTGCCTCCAGTAGCTTTCCAGAAAATATGTGAATATTGAGCTTCTGCACATCCAAGCTCAATCATCCTTGGTTTATTTGACTTTAATTTTTTTATAGCGTCTTCAAAAAGCGATACCTCTTGTGGTTCACATTCATAGATGTGTAACGGAAGTCCTTTTGCTCGTTCGGCGGCGGCATCGTACAGGTTTCGTGCAGTCTCACTCCATTCATCTTTTTGACTCATTTAAAATCTCCAATAGTTTGGTTGCTCTAGCTTTTGTTGTGCCGCAGGTCAAGAGCCATTCTCTTTGTGCGTACACCATATCTATATACTCTTGTGTTGGTTTGTCGCCTACTATAAGACGCTTAAATAGATTTTCTAAATCTTGTATACTATTATAGGAAAAGCAAGGAAGATCTTGCGGGGCACATAATTTAGGTTTCCTGCCATAGTCTCTAAATAGAAGACATGCACCACTAGCCAATATTTCGTAATGTCTCAATGAATCCCAGCCACCTTTCATACACGTCAGACCGAAGAAGGATTTATGCATATCTTGATAATATTCTTCTTCGTTATTAAATACGTATAACTGTCTAGCTGCCAGACCTAATATCTGTGGACCGAACGCTGCATAAGGAGGAGCCGTTTTCTGTACAACCTGTGTTTTATTGTCAAATTTAAGAGGCATAATTCTGTGTTCAGGTATGCCAAAGCCTGTAGGAAAAACATTTTTATGTTCTTCAAAAAGCTCCCTTTTAAAACATGGGGTTCTGGTTATGTTGCTATGGTCATGGCCATCCAGATACCAAACACCATACTTTGCTAATTTATCTAATGCGGGATCATTCTTAACACCATAAGCATCTGTAACGCCATACAGAACAAAATCAATGTCTTCTAGCTTGCGGTTTTCTATGTCTTGTATCGGCTCTGTGAGTAAGCTAAAGCCCCACCCATGAAGCTCATTCTTTGGGGATTCAGAAAAATCGCTGTACATTATTTTCTTGCGTGGAAAATCAATACAATTATCCCCCAGAATCTCTCTAAGACCATGCAACATAGAAACCTCTTGATAGTCGCATTGAGAGTTTGGGTCTTCATTTGTTATATATGCTAATTTCATCAGTAAATCCCTTCAATTAATACCAGACCCCATGCTTGATATTTTTTTCAATAAAACGGTCTATGTACCATTGAGACTTCTGGGTCATATTTTCTTGCTCTAACCTAATTGCGACTGGGGTCATAAACCTTTCATGAAATTCAACAAATATTTCACTAATATAGTCTATAACTCCCGTGGTTATCATGTCGTCCAAAACAGCAAATTCACAGCCTTCTATATCCAGCTTTAAAACTATAAAGTCTTCGGGTTTAAAGTTATCCTGTATAAAATCCACAAGCCTTATACATGGAACTTCTAGACATTTTTGTTGTATTATGTTTTTATTCAGATCAGGATTTATGTTCGGATAAGCCAGCTCACTTGACTCAGAGGTAAATACGTGATCTTTTGATCGATCAAAAAAATCCACCCAAGTACTGTCGGACGCTAAGATGTTTGTCTCTCCACCAACCCAATCTTTTTCGTGACAACAGTATGCTATATTTAGTCTTTGTGGCTCGCTATTGTCAGACACAGCACATCTGTGTAAAGTGGTACTTTCAGACTCAAGCTGGGAAAGTTTTTCATAACATCTTGGATTAGGCTCAAACATATGGACTTCCCAAGTATGATCTATAGAGTGAGTTTTAGCAAACTGTGCCATAGCTTGGCCTATATTGCTACCGCAGTCTAGAAATATTTTTTTCATTTATTTAGTTTCCTTGCTTAAAATTTTATTGTAACACCCGTTGAACGAATAGTAGCTTTTATACACTTCACTACCCCGGCGGATCAAATTACGTATATTATTCACATCTTTGGCCATATCTACTAATTTGTCATACAGTAAAGGTAGTTCATCTACATGACAAAGTACTCCATATTCTTCAAAATCTACTTTATCTTCAAATGGAATCCAAGGATCATCGTAAATATATACAGGTATTATACCGAGTTGTAATGCTTCACAAATCCTAAAAGAAGTCTTTCCATATCCTCTGGGACATAACGCAAACAATGAACTTCTCATAACGCCATAGAAATCTTCAAAAGAAAGTCTTTCATTAATAAAAACACCTGTCTTATTATGTAGAACTTTATTCATTGTTTCTCGCACTTGATGCCTTCCCTGTATAGCCCCCATAAAACTACATAGGATACGCCTTTGGAAATCGTTTCCTAAATTTGGGTGAGGCAAACAATTAAGAGGGTATGCGTAATCTCCAACACCCCCACTAGAAAAAACATACAGATCTAACCCATTAATATCATTTACTATTCCATCGTCCCACTGACAAACCGTGAAATACTTTTTAGACCTATCTAATGCGTCTAGATAATCTTGCAGGTCAGACATATCGTCATTACAATAATTTTTACTTACATAATAATTTGTCCAGCAGACCTGCAAATACTCCCTATCTACTTCTGGCTTCTCTGAAACAAACCTTTGTGCGAAATATTCTTCAAATATAATTATATTATTGGGTGGATTCTCATGGTTAGTGGGTGTTAAAAAACTCAAATCATTTCCCCCACATAAAATTTAGAGTTAGGCTGCCAACTAGCGTGCCATAAATGGCAAGCCATGCTACAGGGTTTTAGAAAAGACTTAATTAATTCTGTATTTGCCTCTTCTCTATATCTCGCCGGAAAAGGGTGGAAGGTTTGAGATGGAGCTATAAATAATTGATCCACTTCACAATCTGGCTGGTTTAGGTATTGCCACAGACAACGAGTTAATAACCAAGGGCCAGTTTGATATAGAACCCTTGTCTGATCACAATGTATCTGCATATATGATTGTTCTAAGTCTGGGTCTTTAACTGATTCAACACATAACTCAACAATAGGATGTCCCGGAGCACAAGCCATTATCCCATTGTTAAGCTGTGTTTGTTTTTCAAGACAGATACCCGCATAGAAAGAAAAATTGTCGTGTAGTACGTTAAATTTATCTGAAACACACAAGAAGTCAGTGTCTACATATAAACCTCCCTCATATTTTAGTATTTCATATCTCAAGATATCAGACTGAATACCGAAGCTTTTAGATTTCTCAAAATTAGTAAATGTTTCTTTATGTTGCATAAAAACATAAGATGATTCATTATCCCAAACCTTAATGTTAAAGTCTGGATTTTTCATACTCCAGTCTTTTATGTTTGAGTGATACCAGTCTGGTAACGGTTGTCCCAGCCATATAAAATGTATAGTTTTTGGTATTGGGTTTTCGCATCCGTTGAATTGAAGATTTTCATACATATTCTTCAAGGTGTTCCAATCTGGATCTTGTTCTGCAAATTTTTTATTAAAAAGAGATGTCTCTGTAACACATTGTTCAAAGAAGTCGCCGTCAAGGTTATTTAACATAGATAGCGTCTCCCCAGCTCGCAGACTGCCAATATGTCCCCACCCTTTTAAAACTATAATCTTTCAAAAATTCATCAAGCTCTCCCACAAGTGGGCAGCCTTCATATACTTCAGCCAGATTAACCTCAAGTATCATAAGTTGTATACAGTCCAAGATATCACCAGCACCCTTAAGTACTTCTAATTCGTATCCTTGTACATCTATATTTAACATATTATAGTTTAACGCTCTCGCATTTTCTGATTTTAAAGCTTCTTCAGTTAGAAATTCGTCAAGACGACGTACTTGCACTGTTTCTTTTGTCGGAAATGTCACTTCTGGATGTTCTGTTAAATGTATTTTAGGTTTTAGCAGTGAACTAGAGGCACCAGCACCAACTTCAATACCACCTTCTCTGTCTGAAATAAACATTTCTTTTTCACAAGATTCAGATCCTAATGCTACATTGAAGACCTGTTCACCATCTTGACACTTGGATTTGATAATCTCGTAAAGTTTTTGCTGTGGCTCAAATAAAATAGTATTAGTCAAGCCTATACTTCTGTATTCTGTTAACTCCTCTCCAACAAATCCCCCCACATGAATTGCTCCACGAATCTTGAAGTTTAGTTGGCTAGCTATGTCTTTCAATTTGTATAACATTATTTGATACCTCTCATTAAATCTATCTCTGTGTGAGGGCATTTAATATCATTGAAATTCAGACGATCTATATCAATTCTGTGACCACTCATATATTTCTCCAATAAAAATTGGCTATCATAACTAAACACATCGCCAGACCTATTATCATGAGATTGCTGCACTTTGTTATTCGGACTGTTAACAACTACACTATGTTTAAATGATGCCATAGTATTAGGAGAAATTGTCCAAAATCTTTGGAGTGCTCCCTCTAATTCGTTTGGTGTTTGTTTCCATTTATGCCGCGATTCTAACATACATAACTCATCTATCATTTGCAGCATATCATTCTTTCTAAAAATATGACCATCTACTGATAGAGAATAAGACCAGTAAGACCCATATGCGTGGGCTGTTTTAGACCAGATGATTACATCCTTATAATTGTAAGTCTGGTGCGGCAAATCTGGGAATGTCATATCCTCATGGCTTCTCTGTATTATATTTAACCCCATTCTAAGGGATAAACATTGTATATTCTTGTTTATAAATATTTGATCATAATCAGTATTTGGCACCTCTTTAAAACATATATCATCATCTGTGAAAAAACAAATATAATTATTGTCAGATGCTGTAATAGCAGCCGATATATCTTTAAACAACGAATAACTTTGAGTCCATGATTCAATATTGTCATGTTCAGAGCATAAGGTGGAATGAGCTTCTGAAAATTCTGCATCATTATTATGTAGCACTATAACCTTATTACACGCAGGAAAGTTTTTGTGGATACTCTCCAAACAAAGATCTAATTGTAATGGTCTATTTTTACTGAATACTATGGAAGTGATCATAGAACCGTTCTTTATGTTTGTTGTCATAATACCACTTAACAGTTTCAGTTAAGCCATCTCTTAGTGAAGTGGTTGCTTGAAATCCTAATTCTTCATTAGCTTTGTCAATATTTAAGCAGCGTCTAGGTTGCCCATCTGGGAAATCAGCGTTAAATACAATATCTCCTTCGTAGCCCATAATATCCTTTAATATCTCTGCTAAATCTTTAATTTTAATTTCTTCCCCAGTTCCTATATTAATTGGACCGGGGGAACAATCAGAAACTAAGGACTGAGCAATAGCGTTAGCACAATCTTCTGTGTATAGAAATTCTCTACTCGCTTGTCCAGTTCCCCATAATTCAATCTCATCGCTTCCCAGTGTTATAGCTCTATCGATTTTTAAAATTAGCGCCGGAATAACGTGACTGATCTTAGGATCAAAATGATCATTAGGTCCATACATATTTACAGGAACAAGATTAACACAGTTGAAGCCGTACTGTTGGTCGTAGGCAATTAGCAATTCTATTAATGTCTTTTTGGATATACCGTATGGAGCATTGGTCTCTTCCGGATAACCAGCCCATAAATCATCTTCGGTAAACGGCACGGGGGTAAATTTCGGATACGAACATACAGTCCCCACCATAACAAATTTATGTAGCTTACCATATACGCGGCAGGCTTCTATTAATGTTATACCCATAGCTAAGTTTTCATACATAAACAAACCCGGATTTTCTTTATTTGCTCCTATTCCTCCAACCCTTGCTGCCAAATGTATCACCATAGTTGGCTGAAAAGTGTTCAAAACCTCGTCAACCTGATTTCTGTTTTTTAGATCACAGACGGAGCTGCCTTCAAGTTTATATAGACTATAGCTTTCCTCCTGTTCCAATCTGGAGCAAACAGCTTTACCCAAAAAGCCGTGTGCTCCTGTAACTAATATTTTTTGTTTATGCATTTAAAACACCCTTATAACTATCGAGAATATTTTTTGACATTTCTGTAAGACCAAAAGTATTTAACATTTGAGCGACTCTATGAAACCCGGTATGATTTTCAGTAACATATTTTTGTCCTTGGGTCGCTATTTTAACACGGTCTGCGGGATTTTGTAGATAGAAGTCAATTTTATCTTTAAAGTCTTCAGGAGATTCCGCTATGACTATACCATCACCAAACATTTTGTATGCCTCTACATTATCAGAGATACAGAATCCTCCAGCATACAGAACTTTGAATATTCTTTCATTAACATCAATTCCAAATTCATGAGCGTGGGGTTCGCTAAGATTAGGACAGATACGAGCAGATGCAAACAAATTTTTTACATCTTCATCATTAATCATTCCACAATACTGATTGACATCCCACTGTTGGTTTCCAAAAATTTTCACTTTATAATTATTAATCGGATACAATAATGGAAAAAGATATCTATCAATAACCAACCCTTTATGCGGCCAGTAACCGCCCACAAAGCCGATATCACACTCTAACTTAGGATCAAATTTAGCATTGCCGTAAACTACTGTATCAGCACACATCATCAAAGAAGTAGCATCAATACCAATAGAGGCAAAGTGATTATGGGTTTTAGCGATACCTTCCGGACTATAGTGGATATGGACAAAGTCAGGTTTGCCAGTTTCTTCCTTCAGTCTTTTTAATATTTCTTTTTCTTGCTGCGAACAATACAAGATATTAAATCTCGACTTATCAACCTCCGTTTCATGGTCTCCCCAATCACCAGCACGCAATCCGACCTTCATATGGGGTCGTTCATATATACATTTTAGTGTCGCGTTATCTAAATTGTAGGACTGTCCCAAAAAGATATCTGGTTCAAATTTATCAAATGCATCAAAGGCTGTAACGGATTTACAATCCCACAGCATTGCGGTACATCCAGCAGCATTAAAAGCATTTACCCAAGACAACCTTTGAAAGTAATGAGCGTGCTTGCCATCACTACATATTAAAATTTTCATTATTTAAATCCTTTATACAGTCTATTTCAAGTATCGACATATCATCAGGCTCATAACACTTAAATGTACCACCCATCATAATTACTTCATTCAAAAGTTCAAAGGACAACATTTTCTTGTTAATGGCGTTAAACTTGTAGAATATATTCTTTAAAATTTTAAGCTCTTGACCAGTAAAGAACGCGATCTGACCCCACTTGGTTGGCAGGCTATAAGATAAAATTTCAGCAACGCCCATATTATTCATAGTTACACCCACTTCCTTCTCGTGAAATCTATTATTGCTATCAGTGATAATAAAAGATTTACCATAGTCCAAGCCCGATAAGGTCTGCATATTAAAATATAAATCACCATGAGCAAATAAAAAATTGTTTTTAGTAGAATTATGGAATGCCAGCCTTATAGATTCCGCACAATTCGTCTCTTGATATAATTGATTTTCTACAATCCTGATGTGTGTTTGAAGTTTCTTTATAATTCTTACAGCATTATACCCGAGCACAGTTATAATTTCGGGACTTTCAAAACAGGAGTTAATTATGGATATTTGATGTTCTATTAATGTCTTACCGCCTATCTTAATCATACTTCTTGGCTCATAAGACTTAATTCGATCACCAATACCAGCAGACAAGATAGCAATTGCTATATCCCTTGCGTTACTGTTAGTGTCTATAGTTGTAGTAATCGATTTTGTAAATCTCGGCATTATCTACTACTTAAAATCTTAGCATTTTGATTAAAAATATCTGTTGTCATTTTCATAGATTGATTTTGTCCATTCTGTCTCGCGATAGCTAAAGACTCTGCAACATGTGTGAAAATACAGATCTTAGATAATCTTATCCATAGATCATAATCTTCAGTACATCCTATAAAACTCTGACTAGCAGGCCCATGTAGCTGACTATCAAATATTTCTTTGTTTGGTAATACAATCTGAGCCAGATAGTCTTTCTTAATTAGAGAGTTGCTGTGAATAATACAGCGATTCATTAACTCGTTTCTACAATAAGAATTTTTAAATTCATAACTGATATTACTTCGGTGTGGTAACTCGTTATGTATATCATAATCAGAACACGCTACGCCAATTTCACCATATTCCATCAACCTACTCATCAGTACTTCAACTTTATTTGGCTTATATTCATCGTCTGAATCGAGAACACCGAAAACATCCGCCCATTCCCAAGCCTGCCATACTGCCACATTTCGGGCTGTACTGGCTCCAGAATTGTTGATACGATAAGCATAGATATTATCACGCTGCCTATACTCAATAGGACCACTATAATATGACTCTTCCATATCTTTAGAGTCTACCGCTTCCGTTACTCTACATATTTTCTCCCATGAGTCATCAGATGAGCCATCATCAACTAAATATATTCTTATAGGACCATTATAGGTCTGCCGCTGAATGCTGTTTATAGCTTCTAAAATATACTGCCCATAATTATAGTTAGCAGTTATTATAGCTACTTTATGTTCCATAAAAATCATTCCATTCTAATAGAGATCTACTACCGTCTTTACTTGACATATCTGCAATTTTGTCTAAAAATAACCTATTGTCAATTGACCCGTCGTCAAATACTTTAACCCTATTCCCATTCAAAAACTTAAACAGGGCGGTTTGTATAATCATCCCATTAACATCATCGTAAGGCTTGATAACTGCCATCGGTTTCATATCTGTATTGATGTGTCGATGCATCTTTGACAATAAGTCTCTTGGCACCCCCTCGTTAGAGGAGGTTATATAAATCCAGCCATTTTTAGCATGGGTGAAAGCCTCATCTATCTGGTGATATTTAGTTGGTAGTTCAGTCCTAATCTGTACGATGTGGTGGTGCGTGGCGTCATAATCAAACATAGATACAAATAACTTTTGAATACCTTCATTGTATTCAACTTTATCCGTGATAACCACAACATAACGGAAAGAACCTTCTGTCTGATTTTTCACATCGTTCAGCGTCTCTTTTAATTTGCTTAAGTCTTCATCTTTAGTGTCTAAAATGATAAACACGCCAACACGAGGAAACACCTCGCCCATTACGGTAGCGTATAGATTTTCTGATTCTGCAATATTTAGATCTGCCAACCATTCTGCTGGCCTGTAAGTGTTACAAAATCTACCTAAGTTGTAATAACCATTCTCATTAACCTCTTCTATGCCCAATGTTTCAGCTTTGCTTAGATTACAGTCAGACTGTTCATCATTAGTAACTGTCGCGAAAACACAATTATCACATCTGGTGTATATCATTCTGATCTCCTACACTTGATCGTAATTTGAGAGAGCTTGGCATCAAAATTCTTATGTGTAATTTTAATCTGTGGTGGTAAATATTTCTCAATATGATCCACCGTTAGTAGGCTCTTAATGCTATGGTTTTGAAACAATATAGAGTTTAACTCTTCTACGTCAATCGCAGACCTACGATATTTAGTACAAAGAAAATCAATATCTGTTTCCATAATTATTAAATCAGCATTTAATCGCAACTTGGAAATAATCTTATTAAGCAGTGCTTCTAATTCATTCACAGGAAACCCGCACAAAAACTTGTCAACAACTATACTTGTCGCTTCGCCGTCCAAAACTTGCTGGTTCAACGAAGCTATATTCGGTATCCACTGATACCCAATATCTGGTGGCTCTTGACTAGACAGATATATTCTCATGATTATCCTTTATAATTATTAATAGTGCTGTAAAACAAATTATTCCACTTGTCTACAAATTTGTCTTGATTATATCTTTCGAGGATGGTTTCTTGTGCGTTATTGCCTAATTCTCTTGCTAAGTCTGGATCATTTATTAATTTCTCTGTATATTGACGTAGCTCTTGTTCATCATTAGACATAAAGCCATTCTTGCCATGTTCGACAATTTCCGGAATCATACAATTTTCAGTTGATACAATCGCACACCCACAAGCCATAGCCTCCATTAACACCGTAGGTACTGGTGAATGTAACGAGGTGTTGAGAAAAATACTGGAAGAATGGTATATTTGCCTCAAATGCTCAATTGATGAAGCGGGTACTGATAGACCGGGACTCTTGCCAAATACACGTATAGGAACATCGACTTGCCAAGGATCTATTTCAGTTCCTGAGCCACCCTTAAGTCCAACCACCTGTTTCCAAAGTTCCCAACCGCAACACCAGTCCCTATTAGGCCAATCATTAACAATAGATAAACATAAATTATCTCTTGATTGTTGTTCGTGATCGGACCAGAAATCATAATCGACACCATGCTCAATCACTGTCATATCTTTAAAAGGTACTCCCCACGCTCCCGCATTAAAATTAGAGATAAAACCTTTCTGGTCAGCTATTGTAGAGACTGCTGCGAATTGATTTTTTTGTTCTTCAATATTATATCTTATATCTGGCAGGACATGGGTGTGTAGAATGATTGGTATATTTAATTCATTTTTAATATTTTGAGATATCTTAAGTCTTTCACAAGTAGTGTGACACAATACTATATCATAGTCAATATGTTCTGGTACATTATCTATTGGATAATAGTTACTGGGCATCTCTCCATAATCAGTATCCCACTTTTTACCATATGTAATAGAAAAGAAATTATGACCAGTTCTACAAAGCTGCTGCTCATATCTTTCGTGCGTACAAAAGGTTAAGATGTTTAACTTATCCGAAGGAGATTTTCTTCGCATAATTGCTCTAATTGACTCTTGTGTAGCTTTAGCAACCATATAGTAAATCCTTTAATTTTTGTCCAACGACTTTATGATCATACTGTTTGGCGATTTCTTTAGCATGGTCGGCTTCTTCTTGTGCCGCCTTTGTATCCCATTTCATAAACGCTGTTCTCATAGACTTAGATAGCTCAATTATGTCAATTTCTTGCCAAGTACTATTGGCGGTATCTAGATCTGGCAATGTGGATATAGCCCCAAAACACGGCGTTGCCGTCGAAGTAATTGAATAACCCACGCAAAAATCCTCTAGTCCAGTATTTTGAGTATAGAGTGCGGGAATACTTAACGCCATAGCTTCTAACGCTGGGATACAAAAAGCCTCACCTCTGCTAGGCATAACAAAACAATGACACTGACTGAGTACAGATTTATAGTCTTCTCTATCTAAATGCCCAGCTACTATAATTTCCTGCTTGTAATTTTTCTTTAACTTAAGACCATCCTTTACTTGTTTACAATAATTTTGTACGTATTCTAAAGTTTGTTTAGAGGTCTTAATAAATAGGTTGACAGGCTCCCATGTCTCAAACTCATTATGAAAAGCCATTAATAATGCTTTAATGTTTTTTCTTTCTATGAATTCACCAACAAATACAAAATTAAAACCGGATTGCAGCTCTTGGATTTGATTACCAGTAGTGGTCCTATTGTATGACGACATATCTAATGAATGAGGAGCCACATGAATTGGTCTTGTGACACCGCTTATTCTAGCAATGCCTTTAGTGTTATAGCTAGGCACCCATAATTCATCCATCAAATTCGCGTTACGATGCCAGTTCGTGTCTCTAAAATTACTCGATTCAGCAGCAAAAAATCCAATATTCTTAAAGTTTGAATCATAAGAATATAAAGACGGCAGTGTGTGTTGTATACATACATCGCAGTCCTGAATAGAATTGTCTTCCAGCTCTTTAATCCTGCTTGGATAATCGGACTGTTGTGACTCAAAGGTAATAGCCCTTGGGACAACCTCGACTCCCACGGAATCTAATGCTAATATATTATTTATTGCTGCATTACCCCAGCCCGTGCCGTCCATATAATTGCTAATATATAAGACTTTCATTACTGTCTCCCATTCATAGATGATATTTTTTCATATCTAGCTTTTTCCCATTCGTTAATTTGTTCACGGAAAAACTTTAGCTCGTTATACGCATCGTCAATAGAGAATGGAGTATTGCCGGTTTGGGACTGTTGATGAGATTCATTAAAATAAAAATCTTTATTCAGATTTTCACACTTATAGCTAAATGTACAATCCTTAATTACCTTTTTCCAGAAATAGCCACCAATCCAATCTGGTTTACATAACACCGATCTGAATAGGAAATCTACCTTGTCTACAATGCTATTAATGTTTTCTGGTATTTTTGTTGCGGGTATTGCGTTTTTCGGTGGGGAAAGCCATGTCTTATTTATGTCTTTCACTTCAATACTTTCAATGTGTTTTAACCAAACATCAGCCGTTTTGTCCCATGTGTAGCATTCTTTAGCTTTCTTGCAAACACTGCTACCGATTGTTTCTAAAGACTCTTTAGAAGATGTCAAATCTAACAATATCTCTAAAAACTTATCATTATCTGGTACAGCTCTTTTACAACCCGTCTCGCATTCGACATAATAACTTAATGGCTTAATACCAATAGCCCCTATATTATCAACAATAGACCGCATAGCGGAATAATAAGTTGATATAACCGGAAGACCGCATTGAGCCGCTTCTAATTGAGGCATTCCAAATCCTTCACTATTAGCGTACTGTACATAAACATCCATAATATTATATACTAAAGCCAATTCTTGTTCGTTAATTGGATTATTGATACCAACTAATTGATTAGTAAACTTTGAGCATTTTGAACACATCTGTATAGAATCTTTAAAAAAGTCAACAGATATATGTTTACAATTCTTACATTTATAGGTCATTAACACCCTGCTAGACAGGCCGTTATCCATAATGTATTTTGGAATCTCCCATCCAACATCTGGATAATATGTATGGCAGAGTAAAAATGCTCGCGGATCTTTAGACTGGTCTAAAAACCTTCTAAAGGTCTGCATTAGGTCGGGATACAGTTTCCGTTTTTGATTACGCATAACAGTACCAACGATAAACACATCATCCGAAACCCCCATAGTGTTTCTAACTTGAGACTTGTCCAGTTTAGTAAAAGTGTTACTGGCAGAAGGAGGTGCTATATCAACAAATTTGATATCCCGACACTGATCCAACAACACATCTCTACCGAATTCAGAGTACGTAAACACTGAGTCTGCTGATGCGTATGTGTTGATCCATTGATCCGCTTGAGGTTCCGCATCTACTGTTGGCATAATAGACCAATGGAAGAATTCTCGAAATGGTGACCGCTGTTGGTATTCTATCATCCACCAGTCACGAATATCAATAACTATGTCTGGCTGAAAATCAAGAAGCACATGGTTAAATGTCTGTTCTCCAAATTGTGCTACTGGATTTCCAGAATAGCTTTGAAATGTGTTATCATCTTTAAGTGGTTTATTGGGATATACCTTCCAAGGGACAGACGCTATATTTGGGTTATTTTTATCCGCATAACAAGCTAACTCAGCCACTTCTAAAGAATCAACCTGACTCAGTCTTGATAGCACTTCTTTTGTATATATTGAATAGCCAGTACTCAACCAAGAGGCTTCAGAACAAAATAGTATCTTTTTTTTACTCATCGTTATCTACATTCTCATAATTATCATTATTAAAAATCTTAAAATTCGTCACACGAAAACTAATATTACTATATTCATCTTGGTCTTTTTCGTTTCTCGCAATAGCTTCTACCGCCATACAGTCGCCTTTCATAGCATGGTCATAAATTGTTTGAGCGGCAGTAGACCATACCTCAAAATCTAAAAACTCTACTCTTCTAATCTTTTTGCCTGCTTTATCTTTACGATATTCTTCGACAGCCAATGTGAATTTAGCTACTACTGTATAATTTTTTGGATACAAAACTGGATCATCGGTTAATTTTCCGACAAAATGACACTTATTCATAATCGTCCTTCAAATCTGCGTTACTTTATTTACAATAATGGAAGTATTTTCCTTTTTAGACACTTCGCCAGCCAGTACGACAGTATTATTCTCAATTAGTAAATCTTTAAACTGTTCGTATTGCTCAGGAAAAATAGTAATTCCATCTAATACGCCGCTACTGTCTTCCGCAACTATAAAAGCCATCGTCTGGCCGGGATTTTTACCCTTTTTGGTTTTATACTGTCTTACCGAGTTTAGCTGAACTGCTAAGTGTGTCTTACCTGTTATAGTTTGTCTATATATATCTTTACACAAAGAAATTGAGAAATTTGTATGAAACCCATCAACTAAACTACATGTTAAGGCACACCCCATATATTTTTGTTCATCTGTGGCAATTGTCTGTACATCATCATCCAAGCTATACATTGGGTTTTCTAATGTGTTCATAATATCAACAACGGTTGGCAGCCTCCGTTTATTGACCTTATTTGAATTTATATAACCCTCTATACAATCAGCCAATGTTTTATAGTTTTGATAATTCGCACAGATATATTTTGTTTCAGTGGCTGTTAATTTTTTCCAACTATCAAATTCATATAACATAGTTTGGCGATTAGTTGTATTATTCTTACCATTGAAGGCACCAACAGAAATTAAAGCAATTACAGCTCTTTTATTCAGCTTACATTTTTGGATTACATTAATCAATACATCTAACCATGTATATCCAGATATATCTTCTGTCAGTGCGGCAATCTTATCGCATTCTTTTTGTCCAACATGCTTGATATGTCTTAAACCAAAGAAAATAGTATCACCAACATCAGTAAAATCTGTATGGAGGTGTTGTAATCTTGGTGGATATGTTTCCAAATCCAAAGACTTAGCATCTACAATCAGCTCTTTCAATTCTTTCTGGGAATCAGGTTTCCGATCAGAATGGTTTAGGTATGACACATAGAAATCCATAGGCTTGTAGTACTTACAGTACGCACTCCAGTAGGCATTGATCGCATAGCTTACAGCATGGGATTTGTTAAATGCATATCTGTTAGACTTTTCAATCCATCCAAAAATTTCTTCAGCTACCTCCTTAGTAATGAATCCTTTCTTTTCGGCACCCTCTAGGAAAGACTTCTTTACTTTCTCCATCAGATCCGCCTTCTTCTTTCCGATAGCCTTACGGAGCTGATCAGCGTCCTTTAAATCGAAGCCAGCAAGCTTTTGGGCGATCCTCATTGATTGTTCCTGATAGACCAAGACCCCATATGTTTCGGATAGTATGTCTTCCAAAGAATCATCTGGATAAGTCACTGGATCTTTTTTAGACTTTCTATCTACATAGTGTTGAGTCATTGACTTACCATCACTATAAGCCTTCAAACAACCCGGACGAATCAACGAGATTAAAGCAGCAAGTTCCGCTATATTTCGTGGCTTAACTCTTTTAGCCCAAGACCTGCCAAGTTGAGACTCAAGCTGAAAGACTCCCTTAGTTCTGCCTTCACAAATTAGATCCCACACGTCAGGATCATTGAAATCATTAATATTAAAATTACTCATATTGAAATTTATTTCTGTATTAACCAGCTTGGTCCATCATGGGGTAATTCATAAACAGTAAGGCTCTTAACTTCAGCAAACTCTTTCAACGCATCCACCACACCCTTCCACCCATAGTCGTGCCCAGCTAGAACTCCTCCAGATTTAACTTTTGGAAACCAATTTTCAATGTCTGTTTTTACATGTTCGTATTCGTGTGAAGCGTCGATAAATACGAAGTCAAAATAATCATCTGGAAAATCGTATGATGCTTCTAGTGATGATTTCTGTATTGGTTTTATATAATCTTTTACAGGTTTCATATTTTTCATAAAAATTGGAAATATTCCATCCTGCTCAAAACACATAGGGTCAAATGCACCATTATCTCGATCTCTGTGCTCTGTACTACCTTTCCATGTGTCTATACAATAGAAATCTATATCTTTTTCAGAGTTGGCTATTTCCACCGCCATAAAGGATGTACTAGCCCCTTTCCAACATCCTATCTCTGCAAAAATGTATTTTCTATCTTCTGTTGCATCTTTGACGACATTGTAATACAGGTTATGAAAGTCAAACCATCCATCGCCACTAGCAATAATCTTATTAAAAAAATGTGGTATATTAGACATAAAATTCCCCATTTCCAAATGTTTTTTCAAACTTAACTTTCTTCAGTAGACTTCTCTGAAGCTTCAAGAACTTAATCAATATATTAGCAGTATCTTTGACATCCTGCAAGGCATCATGAGCATTATCTGTTTCAATTCCAAAATAATCCCTCATATAGTCCATGCTATAACCCTTTACATCTTGATTGTTTTCAAACCAACAATAGATGTGCTGCATCAGGTCAATCGTAAAGATAGGATTGAACAGTTTTTGTTTACCCTTTTTGGTATCCATCGGCCCATACGCCTCGCACATTCTCTGCACAATTGGCATATCAAATGAATTGATATTATATCCCGCAGCAACTGGAGCATAGTATGAAGTCTTTTTGAAATTATATTTATCGCAAAACTGACCAAACTTTTGCCACACCGTTTTAGGCAAAGGAGCTTTAGCAAGATCATCACGATTCTTACGAGTAATCTCTAATGCCTTATCTTCCAAAGGATCAAATCCCTTAGCGATAGCCTTCTCATCGTCAATGATTGGCCGCATTTCACTATTAAAAATACCACCCGGTTGTAACTCTAACTTACGGGCGTGTATCGCAACAGCGGCGATTTGTGTCGGCTGTGTCTTGTGTGGATCTCTTGATCCTGTTTCAAAATCGAACACGATTATATCACGATAATTCATTTGGCTAACTCCAAAAATTTGTTTACAGCATCGTCAATATTTCTAAACAGATCATAAACTCTATGCCTGTCTGACCACACCTGATAAGAACCACTTTTACTACCTAATCTAAATGCAATATGGTTTGTAAGATTACAAATAGACACTCCCGCCTTTTCTACTGAACATCCAGAAAAGATGACAGATTTAATATCTTGTTTATCAATATCGTACATAGCTAATCCTCACTTGCAATAATGTCCATAATTTTACTTAAAAGGTCAATACCTAAAATATCAAACTTTACATGTCCTTGACTTTCTAAATCATTCATTTCGAATGCGGCAATTGGTTTGCCTGATTTGTCTAGAACCATAGGACAGATGTCCTGTAACTTATGTTTAGAAATAATAACTCCAGCAGCATGTTTACCCTGTGATTTATTTGTGCCTTCAATTTTAATAGCCTGTTTGAATAAATCCGCAAGAGGTCCGTTTACATTCTCTTCTTCGTCCATGTAGCACCATTCCCTAAGACTATCAGCCTCATTGATTAAAGCCCACTTAATAATTGAAGGATCATCCATCATTTCCAATTGGTCAGAAATTTGTGCTTCATCTGGAATAGCGTCAGTAATATCATTCATTTCAGAAAACGACACAGCATCATTGATACGAAGCACTTCCTTAACTGCTGAACGACCCTGTAGCCTACCAAATGTAATCATCTGTGCAACATTTTCCTGACCATATTTTTCTTTAATATATGCAATAACATCATCTCTATGTTCTGCTGGAACATCAACATCAATATCTGGTAACGAAATATGATCTTCTGTGTTTCTACCTTCATTATAGAATCTTTCGAAGATTAAATCATATTCAATTGGATCTACTTCAGTAATATTAAGTAAATATGAAACCAAGCATCCCGCAGCAGAGCCTCGTCCGGGACCAGCAATCCATCCCTGATCCTTTACATATGTCACAATGTCTCGCACAATTAAAAAATACCCCGAAAGCTCTGCTTTAAATATGACCGCCATCTCTTGTTTGATTCTATCGGTATAAATGTCTTTAGCTTCTTGGTCATCAATTTTACCACTGTTAATCAACTTATTACGCCAACCATGCCTACATACATCTTTAAGATACTCATCTTCACTCAAACCCTGTGGACAATCGTAGTGTGGTAGCATAGGCTTTTCATTTAGTTCATAATCTTCACACATATCAATAATCTTATTTATAATTTCACTGTCATTAAATTCTATAGACTCTGCTGAAGTAGGTAGATACCAATTATCTTTGAGAAAGAACTTCTCATTGTTAAGCTCTTCCTTATCTTTAATTTTTTTGGCGACCTTTTTAAGATTAGTTTTCATACCTGAGCATAGCATAACCCTATGGCACTCAGCGTCTTCTTTATCTACATAAAATACTTCATGATCGCGACACGACCAGTTAATGTAATTATTCTTAAATAATTTTTGTAGTCCGTTAGCATTGTCGGAAACGCAAATAACATTTCCATGCTCAGCAATTAACTTTAAAGTATCAACATCCTGAGCTGAAACATATTTAATTAAATCAAACCAACCATCTTTGTTTTTAGCATAAAGGATGAAATCTTCAAAGTCGCAACCAAGGATTGGCTTAATGCCTTCTTTCTTACAGCTTTTGTGAAAGTCCGCTGCCCCAGAAATAGTGCCAATATCCGCTATACCACATGCGGTATAACCATACTCTTTACACTTAGCGGCTAAGCTATTACATCGAGAGAACCCCTTAAGCAAGCTAAAATGAGTTTTACAGTTGAGTGGATTCCATTTCTTCATCTTTAAGCGTCTTTCGTAAATTTATAAGATCTGACTGGTAATCGTCTTTAGTCGCTATCCTGTGTTCAAGGATTTTTTTCAAATATAAAGCTAATTGTTTAGGATTTAAGAAATTACTTACATAATCAGTAATACTATATAACAAAGCTCTGAAATCAGGAGTTTGCATAAAGTTTAAGGATTGAGCGATACTCTGTTCAAGCTCATTCCATGAACGGGTCTTCATATGTGGGGCACATTCATAATACCATAGCTTCGGTAAGTGTTCAACCACTGGAACCGTTCCCATTAGAATTGATTCAAAAAATCTAAAAGTTTCATCACTAATAGCTCCTTGTGGACATAGGCTCAACTTAGAATTACCTAAAATACTTAAATATTCCTCCTGTGTCAAGCCGTCTGCAAACCCATCGGTGATTTTAGTAAAAATTTTATACTTATCTTTATGTTTGTCTAATATTTTGTTTAAATTTCTATAAAACGAATCACGCTTACCAGTGTGTGGAATTTGACCCATAAAGCAGAAGTCATATTCTCTTTCGGGTATAGGTATAATTTCTTGTTCGTTTATATCAATATCCAGAAATGTCCCCAGCGGTAAAGGGGTGACCATAGGATTTAGAATTGGATGGCCCCACTTATCCAACATAAAATAATGCTGGAATATCATTAAAACATCGTCTCTATAAAATTCTTTCGGAACGCTATGACACTCTCTTGAAGTGCATATAACTACATTCTTTTTATCATCGTCGTATTCGGGTAAATCTTGTCCTTGATATTTAACAATAATACGAAAACTATTATCAAGTATGTTAGCCAATGCTTCACATACATACAGAGTGAACTGATTACCAAGTTCAAACTCTTGATTAATATCAACTAATTCTGCTGGCATAAAGAATCCTCTACTTTATTTAAATCTTTGATACTAATATTATAACAATCAGCCTTTACTCTAAGCCCATTATCTCCGTCTGTTTCACCCCTTTTTAAAAATTTGGCATCAGTAAAATACTTGTCTTTTGCATAAGATCCCAATACCCAAGCCCTGCCCCACCTACCTTTAATGTTTTCAATTCTAACAAACACATAATGGTCACACGCCTGTTTCTGATTATAGGCAGCAACAGAGCATTCATAATATGGTCTTGGCTGACTAGTACACCTCTTGGTTTTTACATCATACTTGATATCGTCCTTTATGATATCATAGTCATATGTATTTGAAATCTTACCACCAATAACGCGATTAGCAACTTCTTCGCCTAAAAAACCAGCGATATTGCCATCACCCTTGGTGATAGAATGGTTAAGCTCACCCATAGCACGAGACTTACGCCATGCTCTTTGTTTCATCTCTTCTGTAATTGTTACTTCAATCATTGTGCTTCCTCGTGTTTCCAGACAAATAAATCCCAATCTCTTACTTCTGATTCGTAGCCATTATAATAAAAGAACCGCATTAGGTATTTCGTAGCCTCTGGGTCATGATTAACTTCTACTGTCCAGTATTTAACATTGTATTTTCTAAAATCGAATACGCTCACTATAAACATTTCAGTACCTTCGGTATCAATACTAATATAGTCTATGTCTGTTGGAGCGTTATGCTCTTCTAACATTGTGTTTATATCTATAGTTTTTATAGCGTACTGTGCGGTTTCCCTTTCGCCGGTTTCATTATTCTCAATATATCCAAAAGGAGCTACACCAGAAAGTGTTTTATCTTCTTTGTGAGAATAAAAAGGAACTTTAATATCATTCTTATGCATTACGGCCCTTGTTTCAATAGCACAATTTCTATTGTCTATCAAGTCCGTGATTACATCAGGATTACATTCAGCACATATGCCTGACCACCCATATTCTTTCTCAAGTACGTATGTGTTGGATATATATTTTCCATCATTAGCCCCTATTTCAACGAAGTAGCCATCTTTCTTATTTTTAGTTTGTTCTAAAATCCATTCATCTTGACCTAACTGACTAATAGTTTCATTCATAATATTTATCCCGGCGCTTCATAAAAACCAATCTCATGTCCTTCAGCAGTACATCTTTCCATCGTCTCCTGTTCACCAAAAGCTTTCAAGTGGTCTTCCACATGGTGACACATAGTTTGATTAGTGCCGGGCCATTTATTTTTGTAAAAGTGACATAGTTTCGTACACTTAAAATGCTTCCTTGTATGTGATATCGGTTGTGGGTACTCATTTCTTTTAATCTGCTTAAATCTCTTCTCTAACATTTTTAAAAACTTAGCCTGATCATCCTCATCATAACACATACTAAATGGACCACCGTCGCGTATATAGAAGATCGACATAATCGACTGATCGTATTCAGGAAATAGTTTTGATATCGCATAATTATACAACAACAACTGAGGATCTTCAATCAGTTTCTCATAAGTTTTTTCTTCACCTGTCGCCCAGTTTAATCTACGACCTGTCTTCCAGTCAATAACTTCTATTACACCATCTTCTACTTCTGTAACTAAATCTATTGTACCTTTAATGGCCAATTGACCACTAACAGATTCCCCGTTAGGCATTTTGTAGTCAAACTTAGCCCAGTCTTCTTCTATTAGAATATCAAACTGTGGCTCAGCCTCTACAATCTTTCTTTCTCGTGGATCAAACTGACCATCGTTATATGTCAATGCTTGATCCACTGATTTCTCGCAAAACTTATAGTCAGCATTAGTGTAGTCATGGACACAGTTTTCAGTATAATGTTCATAACTACGTTTAAGTAACTTAGCCACAAATGTTTTTGTATATAAGTTTTTCGGGGTAAATTTAATTTCACCAATAGCATCATCGGTGACTTTCATAGTTTTTGTCTGTCTTCCTTGCAGCCGTTTCTTACATACCGCTAAACATTCCATAACCTTATGGACTATTGTTCCTAATTGTGCCTTTTTGCCAGAGGTAGACCTATGACCTAAGACATAAGTTATAAAGTACTGGAGTTGGCAGTAATCGTAATTATTATAGGATGAACTACGAATGTAAGTAACTATCATAAACTATTTTTCCTTTATTGTGTGGATGCCTCCAACAAGCTCTGGTTTTGGATTAGATGAAGTGGGTGTGACTTTTTCAGGCTGTATATTCTTACCAAGCCATCCCCATTGGTCTAAAACTTCAATAATTTTAATATTGGTCTCTTGAATAGATAAGTTTTGATTATCGATAACATAATCAAATTCATTGAAATTATTTAATGCGGATTCACTAACGTGACCATCTGTAAACTTACTTCTGGTTAAATGAATAACTTTACCTCCCGAGCTTTGAATAGTTTCGATCTCGTCTGGAAACCTACAATCATCTATAACTGCTAACAAGGGACTTTCACGACTAATGTCCTCAATTAATTTAGCCCTCCAAATATCTTCATACATCTTACGACAAATATCCGTACCAAAGAATTGTAGAAATTCTCGATGGGTCATTTTACCTGCTTTATGATAAATCAAAACACCGTTTTCAATTAACGGCTTAATGTCTTTCTTTTTAGCTAATACTGCACTTGTGATGACTCCCGGCATATCAGCCCAATTCAGATGTGTTTTTTTATTTTTATCTAAATTGCTTCCGTAGACGTTTTCACTTCTAAGACCAAATAACCCTGTAGCTATTTCCTTTAAAGTTGAGGCGAATGAATACTGCTTGATAAAAGGCCACACACTATACGACGCCCATTCAGCAAATTCCATATCGCTACGAGATGTGTCTAAAGCGCCATACCCCTCTTTCTCGACACCCTCTGAATCGATCATCACGGTATTAATAACCAATGAACCGTCTTCAAGAATATTAAATCCATTAATTACACCATTCGCTCGTAATTGATACCCATGTAAAAAATTACAGCACGTAGTTTTACCAGCTTGCTTGTTACCAGAAACGCCTAAAATTTTAGTTTCCATTACATAAATCTTTCTATTTGTGGCTTAAGATGCTCTTCGATCTGTTCTAAAGTCATTTCTCCAACATCTTTAGTTGGAATAATGGGTCTAAAATAATTAAATCTTCTGCTACATTTATTCATAATTTGATGATAGGCTTTTTCTCCAGCCTGATCCGAATCTGTCAATATGATTACGTTTAAGGCTCCACTGCTTTCTAATAACAATAATTGATCATCAGCAATACTAGCACCAAACAAACCAACACAATTTTTGTAACCAGCTTCATGAAGTCTCCAAACATCTCCCTGACCTTCAACCAATATTACAGATCCAGTTTTCTTGATATAGTCTTTGGCGATGTTCAAACCATATAAAATATTTTGTTTCTTAAAGCCTGCGGGGAATAGCCACTTAGGATTTAGATTATTAGAGACCGCTCTACCTATATAACTTACATAGTTATAGTCTTCATCGTATATTGGCACCACAACTCTTTTCTGCATTGGTCCATTTTTTTTAAGAGAAAGACCAATATCAAATTCGTTTAGAATCTCAGAAGAAAATCCACGACCCATAAAGTACTCTGATGGGATTTGCAGACTGTCTCGAATTTTACCCCTTTCTAAAGCACTCTTTTCTCTTGAAATACTTCTATTAAAAATATCAATTAATTTGGATGTTTTGTCTTTTAGAATAGAATGGTTAGCTAAATTATCTATATCAGAGTCTAAAATATGTAAACAGAAGTCTGCTGTCTCATTCATAGACACCTTCCTGTTCCTTTTTTCAGAAAGGGAGCCTCGAACAAACCCAAATAAACTACTTGTATATTCCTCTTCACACAATGCTGTCCAGCACTTCCAATTACCTTTATTTGTATCTCCATCAGTAAATATACAACATCCTTCAGGATTATCCCCATTGTGGACAGGGCACGGAAACGCATATCTATTAGGATACTCTATATAGTCAATTTCTAAAGCCTGTAAAAGCTCTGGCAGTCTATCTAATAAATTTAAGCAGATATCAGATATCTGTTGCTGCGTCAACTTCTTCGCTGATTTCAAAACCTTCGTCCCTCGTCCTGTTACTGTTGTGGATTTCATTTCTAGTTCTACCTTCTGCGATCTTGCCAATCGAACCATACATATTCATACTAATATAATCACCAGAATCTAACATCTCACCATGTCTCGCTACAACAGGCACCAATTTTCTATTACCATGCTCAATACCGTCATCGGCAACTTCCTCGTCCGACTTCATCTTAAAGATTGAAAAACTCGTACAGAGCCAAATCAATCTGTCAGAACCAGATACTACATCTGTAGATTCTTTCGTAATACCATCCCTATTCAACTGAACAAAGCTCAAACATGGAACATCATACTTTACACAAAAGTTATGTAGCTTAGTGATCTGAAATCCAAGGACTTGATACTCCTGCATTGAGCTACTAATACTTTCCGATCCCATGAGTTTCAAGTAATCATAAACAAGTAGGCAGTCTTTTGTTTTTCCATTCTCGTCAAAACCTACATACTGATAGATCCACTTACGCATTACGGCTAAAATGTTCTCAAATGATTGACCCGCAATACTTATATAATGATATGGGATACTTTTCAGCTTCTCGCCTGCGGCTCTGACTTTTTCCTTTTCGATTTCGTTTTCACTAAACTTACCAGTAGAGATCTTATTAATATCAACACCACTGAGATTCGCGAGCATTCTATTTAGATGGTCTTCTTTAGACATTTCAGTATCCAGCATAAGGACTGGAATACCTAAGTTTTGAGCTACGTTGATTGCTACAGCGTCTCCAAACATTGACTTGCCAACTTTAGGGCGAGCCGCAATTAGGTCAACAGATTTTCGCCTAAGCCCACCACCAATAGCTAAATCATATGCGTTAAACCCTGTTGGAATACCAGCAATGTCGCATGGGTTTTCCGCAAGGTATGAAATATAATCTTCAATATCATTACCAATAATCTCTGTGTTTTTATTTGAGCTTTGGTATATGTCTGCGGTCGCATCAAGTATAGGCTCTTCAACTTTAGATATCAGATCCATGATATCCTCATCGCCATTTACTGAGTCAAGATCTTTTTGACAAGCTTGTAATGTTTTCTTTAGATCTCTCGCTAATTTCAACTTAGCGATTCTGGCCGCATGGGTCGCCGCATTTTCTTTATGAATAGGAAAATTGAAAAGAGATCTAATAAAAGATATCTCTTCTTTTGTATTCAATAAGTCATAAACACCTAAATCATTAGATGCTGACAATATAGAAGATAATTCTACTTTTGAATTGTTAGATATAGACTTATATATGCAGTTGAATAAGACTTGGTTCATTTCATCATTAAAATGATCCGCTGTAATAAAATCTATCTCTAGATAGCAATCTAAGCCATATTGACACAATGCAGACAAGACCGCTCGCTCGGCGGCTACATCTTGTAGTATGGTTTTGTTTATTTTTTTAGACATAGGTCGCAAACAAAGAAATCACGGACATGGGCAGGATTAACAGTAAAAGATTTATTACATCTTTGACACACTTGGTCAACTGGTTTGTATTGTGTTCTATTTCTTTGCGTAGGGGTAAAATCTGGAGTTGTAACATCTTTAGCAATAGTGCCATCGTCCTGAAAAAGATTAACTCTATCTTTTGTTTCGGTGACAGGAGTGCTAGTTGTTGGCTCGTCTGTCTTTTGTTTTATCGTGAATAAAAAGTCGTCACGATTTTCTATGGTCATAGTTATCTTCTCCTAGAAAGGTTTGTTAGAATGTCTGCCATCTTTTGTATTCTCTCAGATTTTCCATCAAGTGTTGTTACCCTACATTCTGCGTGATTCTTAATCCTCAATATATCACTAGCCAAGGGATTCTCTTGGATGGCAGAATAATATTTTTCTTGCCATTTTGTGTATTGGGTGCCATAATTCTGCATCAGTGTAGATACTATATACCAAATACTAGCATCCGCCCAGTCTAAAACAATTTTTTCTTTTGTTCTGACTCCCTCGACATATTCTGAATATGCATATAGCTCATAGGCATAGGAAGCACACTCATCATTAGATAGTTCTCGGATTTCTGCCGCATTCATATTGAGGATCATCTTTATCTGTGGATTCTCATCAACCAGCGGCAAGCATTTAGAGGCTAACCACAACCCCATAGCTTCTAAGAATTTATTCAATTTTTCTTCACCAGTCATATAAATTCTCTCCTAACGCCAAACAAATCTTCGTACAGCTCTAAGTCTTTTTCTATCAGGTTAGTTGCTTTTTTTATGATTTTTTTGTCTTCGTAAACATCTGTACCCATTTTGTGTCTGGTTTCATTTATTTTTCTTAATGGAAAACGCCGTCTAAGATCGTCAATAAAAGTTTCAATCGGTACTACGCTGTTTAATGCGGTATAATTACTACAGTTATTCCCTATACGGGTTATTATTTTATCTAATTCATTTTCTAAATTTGAAAAAGAGACAATGTGATCAACGTCAATTATTCCATTTGTAGTAAACCAATAACTTTGTAGATTATTACCCACCTTGTTAAATCCATCTATAAAATTTTCAAAATTTAATAATGAGCCAGAAGTGTCACAAGTATATCCAAACATTGAAAGTAGCCAATCATACGGCTCCCTCATCACGGCAAAGCTGAAGAAATTGTTGTATTTCTCGTCTCCAATTTTTTTTCTCAGTTCTGTAGTTGTAATATGACCATCTTTAATATATTCAAGCTTTCTATGATCTATTAGGCCGTGCTCCTCAATAGCTTGTTGATTCACGAAATCAAGACCGATAAGACAGTCCGTTACAGATGTGCCTCCTGTTTTGGGTACATGTATAAATATTAATTTAATGTCATCGTACACAAAGGCTGTCATATTTCAACTCCAAGAATTTATTCAATTTTTCTTCGCCACTCATCTATATCCTCATTGTAATTAAGTTCTACTAATCTCATATTATTTAACTCACACCATTCTCGTTTTTCTATATCTCTAGCTTTGGCTTTGTAAAATGCCATTTTATTTTTATAGAAAAAGGTATTAAACTTATGGTGCTGTTCGCCATGAACTTCCACAATTAAATCTCTATTAGGCACAAATAAATCAGCTCTCAAAGTACTCTTTCTGATTGCTGTTTTGCTGCCCGGTAGTGAAATTTCTTCTAAGATTCTATCATACGGAAAAATTTCTTCAAGCAACTCCTTGGCTTTATTATGTAAAGAAGATCTGTTTTCACAAGAAGCTTGGCAATTAGATGGGTGCCAAGAATATTCTCTACCATCTAAGCCCTTTATTTTCATAGTACCACCTTCCAAGATTTTTCATTTTCAAGACGGCATTCATATTTTATCCTTTCGATTAGTTGGCCTATATTGCTACGCAACAAGAGATCATAATCATAATCAATATTAGGATTTGTCTTTTCAAAATCTTTTATTTTTTGTTGTATATCTTCAGATTCATAATTATGGACTAAAATCATAGGCCAGATTTTACTAAAAATATAATTTGCAAAGTTATGCTGCACTATGGGAACAGTGTTACATACGATACACTCAGGTAACCTATATGTGTCTAAACCATTCCCTTGTGGACATATGCTATATCGATACTCCGCAAGTTCGTGAAGGCAGAACTCAGCCGTTGACCTATTGGACACAAATATATCTTTATGATTTTTTCTAGCATTATAATCTAAAGCGAAGCCAAAGCCATTTGTATACTTGCCTTGTTTTGGGGTTATAAAATCATCTATCCAATCGGTTTTATTGGCCCACAATGCTACTGTTTCACGGTAGAACGATGTAATCGTCATGCGACAGTTACACAGTTTGTCTTTGGTATAAGACTTTCTAATATTATCAATTTGTTGTTTGCTTTTTATAGACAGGTATGGGTTGATCCCTCTGGGAATTGGTAGTATTCTGTTATGTATTTTTTTAACCAGATTTGTTGTAAACCAATAATCAAAATTTTCAATAATTGAGTTTATATCTATATGATAGTGTCTATTTAAAGCATCACCTAAAAACACATCACCTTGTTTATTCTGCTGTAACCCATCATCAATTTGTGTGGTTATCAAATGAGTTTTAGGCAATTCTTCTAAGCTGGGATGATTTCTAAAGGGTTCATATAAATCTATTGTTTGGGGCGGCTTAATAGGTACTGAATACACTTCTTGTGTACGATGATCATAACCAAATGAATTGTCTCTATTTTGAAAATGTTTATAGATATTGTATAATGTATAGTCTTTATCTGTATCGTAGGCGATAGCCTGACTGTAGTAGTCACTCTTAACGTGATTAAACAGTTTATCACCGATTTGAGATATGAATCCTTGTTGTAATTTTTGGCTTATCTCATCCAGATCCATCCCACCAACATTACTACATAATCTACTGGTTTGTATTAGTGTGTCCGCTGTCATTAAAGCATAGCCTTTATTTTCTGCTCAAGCATATCTACAAGCTTGGGGTTTTCGTGCAAGAAATTGTATAGCTTGTCTTGTCCTTGAAACTTGAATGCTTTGATTAGTGCTTCATCATCATCCACATTTAGATCTGGCTTAAGTTCCTTGGCTATATCTTTACATTCTAACATAAAGGTGCAACTGAACCAAGCTCCAGACTTATCCACCATACCTAAGTCTTGTGCCAGCATAAGGACTTCTTGGGTTTTGTCAACCCCATGACCATACCTAATCCAGCTTCGTACTTGACCACCGGGAGCACCCATAGACGAGCAAATGACCTGCCAATTTACAGCTTGACCAATTCTTTCTTTACTAGCATTTTCCCACGGAGAAACAGCAGGACTTTTTTCACCACCACTACGAATCTCTAATCTAGTATCGGCTTGATACTGGATTTTATTACCACCATCAGCCATTTTTGCCTTACCAAATCCAGCAGTGTTAGCAATATAGTGAGTGATAGCAATTACCAAACCATTTTGTCTTGGTAGTAATTGTCCCATCTTTTTAGTAAAGATTGACAGGATCTTTGGTAGACCCGCACGTCCGGGTGTAAAGTCTCCATCCAATTCTTTAGCAGGTAGTAAAGACGAGATTGAATCAATAATCAAAATCGCCCCATAATAATCTGGATGACTCATTAGCTTATGAGCCACATCAAGAAATATCTCTGCCGACAATGGTTCATCTTCTGGTTGAATGATCTTCATCTTCTCTGGATCTAAATCCACAACCTCAAAGTTCATACCCTTCAAACGACCCTCAACATCTAAATATATAATTGGGCGAGGAGGATCTTCTTTCTGACAGTTCGCAGCAATCTGCATAGCTGTAGTAGTCTTACCACTTTTAGGATCACCTGTTAAAGTTAGCCATGTTCCCTCTAATACACCACCACCCAGTTCGATATCAATTGCGGGACTAACAGAGATAACTTTCCTGTTTTCCTGTACCTTTAAGACATCTACACCAGTAGAAATAATATTACCATAATCTTTAATAATCTTTGCGATGTATTCAGGTTTCTTTTCTTTTGCCATCTTCTATATTTCTAATCTTTGCAAATAAGGTTGATTGTTTACTGAATTGCTTTTTAGCTTTATACTCAATGTTTTCAGGCACGTCAAGTACTTTTTTATCTTCTTTGGTCTGAGATTCAAGAATTTTGAAAGTTTTAGCAACTCCTGTATCTACAAATTTCAATATTACCACATAAGCTTTAGACTTACCAAGAAACCCCAGTGAGTATATGTTTTTCCCACTGGGGCTGGTGATATATTTGAGTAAAGCTTTTTCGCTGTACTTTTTAACCAATTTAGAGGCTGCACGCACCTGTATTTGGTACTGATCTTTCCTAGACTTATTCCAGAACTTGTATTCCAAACTACCTACATTATCTCTTTCCGCTTTTCTTAAGCACACAAGTTCTGCGACATACTGTGCTACACTACACAACTGTCCTGTCGAGCAACCTCTTAACTTTGATGCGTTGTCTTTTTTTTGAGTCATTTTTGAAAATCATATTCTCAAGGTTTTCAGTGGTTAAAATTCTTTCCGATTCTTTCTGATTAAACTCATTATGAGGCCAAGTATATTTAGAAACATCGACCATAGAGCAATCGTCCCTTAAATGCATAACCGTTAAAGTTTGGAATGATTTCGAGTGACCGCCCTCCATTGCTTGATCTTTAGCGACACCACGCATAACCACTATACCATCTAATCCGTCAGGATCTTCAAAAAATGTTTTTTGCTCTGTTCCAAACATATAAAGCTTAACTTTAGCTGGATATACATCATTTTCGCGACAATGCTCTGTCAACCTATTCCAAGGGTTAGGCATATCAGGACGATCATAGTCTCCAAAAACTTTAGTTCCATCCGTTAATTCGATTTCCCAACTAATCATTAGCTGTGTATGACATAAGTCGTATACATAACCGTCTACTTGTGTACAAATCATCTCATTTTTCCTTTATTGTATGAATAATTCCCTCTTTATACCGTGAAGGCATCTGAGAGCTTCGTTTGGGTCTAGACTCATCGGCAGCCGTAGAAGCTAATTCAGTCATAACAACTACACCACGTTCTGGTTTTGTAGCGAAAAGATTAGGCTTTGGATCTTCTGAGACTTTAATGTATTTAGCTAAAATCTTTTCGGATCTACTCATCTTTTTGGACATCTGCTTAACATCCATAGATGAATTACTGTCAATAAACTCTTTTTCTTTTTTGGACAATGGTCCCCTTTTCATATCATTCTCCTATTAAAGATCTTCTGGCATGTGTGAAGTGAAGCAAATTCTTAGATGATAAATACTTTTTATAAAGATTAAATGTAGCCTTGGAAACTTTTTTAAACTTGTAAAGTTTTTCATCAATTCTTTTATCCGTTCTATGGGCATCTAAAATTTCCCCTCTTCCAAATCTAATATAAAATCTTTGTTCTTGTTTATCTTCTGATGTAGTATTAACAATTTTAGCGAAAGCTTTAGACTCTTCCACAGAATCAGCATTAGCTCCTAAAAATATTTCTTCCCTATCCGGCAATTTGGACAACCCTAATTGGGTAATATCTTCATTTTCCCATCTACTCATTTATTTTCTCCAATTTATCTTTTATAACTTTGATACACTCAGCTTCTGATGGTGCGGAAAATACCAACTGTGTATTCGGCTGTATGTCATACCTACTTAAAGCTTTCCCACTTACTATTTTATAGTCAATAGAGCCATCCGGCTCTATTTTTCTCATCTCTATAGATATATGGACTACTGCCATATGGGGATACAGTCTTCTATTTAGACTATTTTTACTGCCAAAATACCCAAATGTCATTTAATCGCCTTCTGTTATCCATTTTCTCTTCTGGTCATTTGTCATCGAATTAATTTTTCTGTTTAGTTTCTGTTGTTCTGACAACTTCTTTTTAGTCATATGTTTTTTTTCGTTTGATTCTAGCTCATATCTGCCCATCTTTTTAGTGTTTCGATCTGCCAATTGGCCAATTGTAGTGGCCTCACGCCTAACAAAAACATCTCCACCATATATAACACGTTCCAGAGTCATCTTGTTACATTTACCACATTTCACTAAAGGCTTAGCTTTAATAGATTGATACATATCCCCTATTTCATACTGGCAATTAGAACAAACATAATCATATAGTGGCATTGTTATAATCCTATCAGGTTTTGAATTTTAATCCAAGTTGTGGGCAGTGTTACCAACCATATCCACAATCCAATCTGGAACGCTGTCACAACACCTAAAACAACCCACATCATCTTCTTGTTGTTGTTGTTTTCTTTAGTGTTATAATAAAACCACTGCAGGGTTAGCACAACTAAACAAGTGGTCGCAGTTTTTATGGAAATAAATTTATCGACTCCATAATTTTCAATAATCCATTTAGCGACAGGATTTTGCTCCATAGTTAATATTGTTTCTCTGGTCAACAACGTGTAGAAAATATCAATTACTGACACCGCTATAACAATTAATAACTGTAGATAGAATATGAAGCATTGCATTATTTTAATCTTGATAATACCCTAGATATAATACTGTTTCTAACAATGTCCTGTTCGGTTAGTTCGCAGACTGACAAACCTTTAACACCCTCTAGTCTTTCAGCGCATTCGCTTAGGGCATTATCTTGTTGGTGTAGATCTGTTTGCTCAATGTCTCCATTTATAACCATTTTGGAATCCTGACCAATTCTGGTTAAGAACATCTTTATCTGTTCAAAAGTACAATTTTGAGCTTCATCTAAAATCATAAAACTATTATCAAAAGTTCTACCTCTCATATACTCTAACGGCGCTATTTCTATGGAATTACTGGCACGCATAGAATTAACAGTCTGTTTTGACAGGTATGCATTCATTTCTTCTAATAGGGGTACGAGCCAAGGTTGCATTTTTTCATTTAAAGATCCGGGCAGGAAGCCCAAACCCCTTGCCCCTACCTCTACTACAGGGCGTGTAATTACAATTTTCTCTACTTTTTTATTAAGTATGTATTCAGAAGCCAGCCCAACAGCTACTGCTGTTTTTCCTGTTCCTGCTGGACCAGTACAAATTGTCACATCTGATTCATTAATATCTAATATATAATCTCTTTGATTCTCTGTTTTAGCTTTTAACCTTTTTCTAATTGGTCTAGCTTGATTATTTTGATGTTTTTGGAGCTTTCTCTTCGACATTATATTCCCCTAAAAAGGAGTAGTTGGATAAGATATATCAACCACCGTATCTGCTTTGACTAGTATTGCATCGCTGCAATCATTTTGATAAGTCATAGTAGTTTCCACGTTTCCTCCTCCGCTATCTCCTCCCGATACACTGATATCAGTTAAATAGTTTCTTTCACCCAAATCCCATATAAAATATTTCAATAATCCACTCGGAAATGTCTTCGCGGCTAATCTAATTTTTCTATCAACTTTTGTCCATTCATCATATTTGCCAACTATCGCAGCTTCACTACCATCTGAAGCTGAAAATAAAGCACCTCTATTAGGCATACTGGCAGGATATTGTTGTCTCGCAGTTCCTGTAAATCCCGCTGTTATTTGTATGGGCAAGTTGATAAACCTCCATCTATTCTGTTGTTTTTGCGTAGCAGCACCTCTCCACTGCCCAACATCTGTCAACTCATTATATTCAATGCCAATATTAATGTCTATGCTATTAATCCCTAATACCTTTTGACCTTCTAGAGTAGTAGACAAATCAAATATAGTCGTTACTTCTTCAGGCAATAAACTACTACCAGAAGTGAAATCAAAACTACTTCTTTGAAGTGTATTACCAGACTGTATTGCACTTTTAGTGGGTAAGTTGTAGGCAGATAATGATGTGCTAGATGAATATATGGATGATTTAGTAATCAACGTGATCGATTCGGTAACAGGACCATCTACAGACATTTTGTAACTAATATTGGTTAAAAGACAGTCAGGATATATGGTAGAAAACACCTTATTAGCATCACCCCCATCAGCGGTATTACTGCCTAATCTTGAGTATTGATCTGCCCCATACAATAATGTAATGTGATAGTGTCGCAAGATTCTATCATCACTATCTTCCAACCCCTGTACGCCTAAATTATCTGGAGCAAGAAGATGTAGACTGCCGTATTTAGATACCCCATAAGCTCCCGATGAAGTGTAAAATAAATCGGAAGCGGAATCAATAACTCTTTCTATGGTAATTTCAATTTCTTGCTGACCATAGTAATGAAACCTTTGCTGGAAACGCCCAACATCTATTAAAGATTCTGATGGAGTATTAGTATTGACACCAACAGAAGAAACCCCAGTTAAGAAAGTTGGCTCACCAGCACCACCCGAGGGGGTTGTGGGATTACTTTCAGTATTACTTGCTTCAAACATTACCGCTTGGCAAGCATAGAATATTCTATCATTAGGTGTAGTAAATGCCATTTTTAACCCTCATAGTTTCTGATTCATTAATATATTATACACACATTAAGAACCAGAACTACCGAATCCGCCTGAGTTCCTATCCGTTTCACTCAAGTCCGTAATTTCAATTAATTTAAATTTTGGAACTTCTTGGAACAAAATTTGGGCTATTCTGTCTCCAACTTCGATGGTTACTGGCATTGCACCAGTATTTAATAAGCAAACTTTTATCTCACCCCTATAACCAGAATCAATTACTCCAGCTAATACATCAATACCTTTTTGAACTGCCAAACCAGACCGTGGCCAAATCAAACCAACAAATGAATTTGGTATAGCTAATGATATACCAGTATTAATTGTTTTTCTTCCGCTTGGTAATATAGTTTTTGACTCACAGCTATATAAATCCCAGCCAGCGTCTGATAAATGTGCTTGGGTGGGCATAACACCATTTGGTTGTTTTCTTACAACATTAATTTCCCAAAAGTCACCCATTGCCTGATTAATGCATTTTAAATGTTTATTAACAGCAACTGTGCCAGTATCGGTAGTTTCCCCTTCTGGACAGTGATTAGGATTAGCAAAAACATTAAAGAAAATATCTTTTGATGCTCCAGTTCTGACATAAGACGGTTCAGATCCCGGTGTACTTTGTTCTTCACTAGAAAACATATCTGCTAATTGCTTTTTTCTTGCTTCATGATCACTCATAATCAGTCCTTCTGTTTATATTTATAATATTAGCCCCGTCTTTCAATAGCACTATTAACAATAGAGTTAGCACCCTTCTCTGAGCTGGCATAGCCTACATGCTTCCTTTGATCGTCGATAATAATATAACAGTACCATCGCTGTTCTTTTTCGTTTTTCTCGCTAAATCCACCAGTAGGTTTACTTACCATCTCTGCTCCTATTTTATATCCGATTACATAGAGTAAGACAACTCTTAAAATAATTCTTTAATACGCTTACCACTATTGACCATTCCAAATGGTCTACCTTCAGCGGAATGAAGTTCTTGGTGAGTATCAATATCTAAAGATGTTAAAATAGTTTCCGCTAAATCTTCTGGAGCATAACAACCGCCCACACATGACATTCCAGTTCTATCAGTTTCACCCACACACATTCCTGAATTCAATCCACCACCACTTAACAATAAGCTAAATGCTGCTGGAAAATGTCCACGACCTCCAGCACCTCCATCAATTTTTGGAGTCCGACCAAATTCTCCGGTAACTAATACTAATGTTTTATCTGATAGTCCACGGTCTGCAAGGTCAGCAAACAAAGTAGAGATAGCAGAATCTAGCGGCGGTAGTAATTCTTCTTTTAATAACCTAAAATTCTCATCGTGTGTATCCCAATCAGTATGCTGTATAGTAACACATTTAACACCAGCCTCTACTAAACGACGAGCCATTAAACAGCTTTGCCCTAATGTCGTTCTACCATACTGTTCTCTTAGTTTAGCTGGCTCACGATCAATGTCAAATGCTGCTTTAGCTTCTGCTGATAACATTAGAGTTTTAGCCGACTCTCTAAACGTATTAAAACTATTT